ACGAAGGGGGCGTGAGTAATGACCCTTTGGACAGGGGTGGATTCACCAACCTAGGAGTTACCCAGCGTGTTTGGGAAGAATTTGTGGGTCACCCTGTATCTGAAGCCGATATGAAGTCTTTAACCCCTGAAAAGGTCGGTAAACTGTATAAACAGAAGTATTGGAACGCTGCTTACTGTGAAGTCTTACCGAAAGGACTGGACTATGTGGTATTTGATTTTGCCGTTAATGCAGGAACAGGTCGAGCAGTTAAGACGCTACAACAGGCTATCGGATTGGTGGCTGACGGAATTATCGGGCCTAGGACTAGGGCAGCGATTAATGATGCAAATACTAAAGACTTGGTTGCAAAGTTTTCAGACGCTCGGACAGACTTTTACCAAGGGATAGTTGCAAGAAAACCCGACCAAGCTCGCTTTATTAAAGGCTGGCTTAATCGGGTTGAAGAAGCTAGACAATTAGCTTTGCAAGATTGCGATAGTTAAGACAAACACCCCAACCCAAATTAAGATTTTATTAATCCAATACTCTCGCTTTAAACGAGCGGGGTCATGGATTAAATAAGACTGTAACCGTAGCATATCCATATCTTCTTCAACATACGGTGGCTTTTGGTAATTGCACCCAATCTTTACTTTGCCTGTGTTATATGGTGTGTTCATTCTTTTCTCGCTTTCTTAATATTTCTTCTTCTTTGTGCTGTAGCCCTGTTGTTTCGTTGCACAGCCATAGCAAGTTCATTAGTTTTTTTGTCGTAAGCCCAAACAACATCATGGACTAATCCACAATCACAACAAGCCAGCCGATACAATTCTCTTAAAGGCACAATAAATCCTTCTCCATCGGTTCTTTGAATGTATCGAGTCATTTCTCACTCGCTTTCTTTAGTATTGCTTAAATGCTTTCTTATTTTGGCATGACATTGACCTAATACTCCTATAGCCATATGAGTTTCACCATCAACAAGCCATTCTGACGCTCTGTCAATTTCATCCATTAAAAACACAACTAATTCTCTATCACTTAACTCTTTTATTTGTGAGGCTTTTAGCAATTCTTCTTCTAGTTCATCAACATTTTTTGACAACTCCGCTATGCGGTCTGCTTGTAGGCGCAGCATATTTGCAGTTTGTTCTCCGTATATTCCATAAGGTTCTAAATCTACTTTATCTGCTAATTCGTATGCGTTCATCATCCCCCCCACGCATCGTTAATGTATTCTTGCGCTTTATCTAACAGACCGTAAGACGCAAACATTTCATAAACGCTTACACCGCCTATTTTTAAGTCCTCAATTTCAACATAATCAGACATAAGGCCCACATCGGGTTCTGCTGAACATTCTGTGCCGTAAACATCGACAGGCGTATCGCCCATCATAATGGTATTGATGTAACTCACGATATACCCCCTGTACGAATGACATAAACAACTGCTGGTATGCCAAAGGCAATTAGCCCACCAATTACACCCAATAAAACATCTTTCATAAATCCCCCTATTTACATTCTTTGCAGTCACAAGGAATTACATCCCTGATGGCTGATTGTTTTAATTCGGTCATGGTGTCATAACCCCTTGTATGCACAAGGTCATCATAAAATCTAAAACCGTTTGGTAAATTTAGAATAAACCCTGTGTCACCGTCAGGGTCAACATCACGAGCAACATTTAATTTGTATTTCATACTTCCCCCTTTTCAATCACTACAACTACATTATACCACATAGTAAAGAAAAGTTTATTAGGACAAACCCTAAGTCTTATACAAGAGTAAAAAGACAGGGCAAGATTTGGTGGACTGTTTCATGTAACGCAGAAAGCCGCAAAACTCGCTACTTGCCACATCCTCTTGGGGCGGCTTAACGCCCTGTAAAGGGTGGGGTGATAGCCCGTGAAGGTTGGGCGGGGGAAGCCCAGCTACCACCCCGTTGTGATTATAAGCGGTTTTTTACCTTGTAAAACGCCAACAAATGACTAAAACATTCCCACCCGATTCTCAGGTCATCTTCAGGTATCTCGATTAGTTTAGCCTTGTTTTCAACAGCATTGACATACACAATGGCGCACCGTGCGTTAGGCATCTCAAATCCGTGCCTATAGGCCGCTAACTGCATATGGTGGTCAAAATAGGTATCTAGCTTATCCACATCCTTTTCGGTGGTTTTAAAGTCAATGACAAACCCATCGGTCTTAGGGTGGTAATGGGGTCGGCTAATCAAGTCGCATTTACCGCCATAGCCACCGTGGGCAAAGGACTTCTCAGCAACCCATAGCTGTTGCCCAAAATGCTCGTTTATAGCCTTTTCTACGACACGGACATAGGTTGGTAACTCAGGGATGTAAACGCCCTCGTAAAACGCTTCTATGATGCCGTGGATTTGAGTTCCTCGTTCCGCAGCTTGCTTGGCGGTTTCTTTGCTATCAGATACGACCCGACTTAGCCAATCTTCTTCAGATTCCCCGTCTAAACGAGGTAATGTAAGTGCAGCGAGGATGGCTTGTTGTTGTTTCCATACATCAAGGGCTGGCTTGGCGGCACACCCAATAATGGTGGTAACTGAGGGCAATAGACCCCGTTCTCTTGCGTCTTTGACAGTTGTGTTTCTTTCTTTGCCATTCTTGCCAACGATGCGATAGGCTGTATCGCCATTGGGTAGATACCAATGACCACTTTCACTTGTATTCTCCTTCACTAACATAAATCCCCCTTAACTTGCTAACGATAATATATCTCTACGCTCTCGGTCATCCGTGACCCGCTCGGCACAAGCCAAGACCACGCTTTTAATGACGGTTTCTAAGTCCTCAACTGCAAATCCGATGATAGGTACTTCCTCATCGTAGCCCCGTTCTTGAAAAGTCTTGACGGTGTATTTGGATTCAATCACATCTTTAATCGCATGGTTCATGGCTTTCTCCTAAAGGTTATTCCCCCTAGAACGGAATGCTCAAGTCCTCATCATCCTCAATAGCATTGTGGACTTTGCGGTTCTTGTTTTGAAATTCTGCCGACTGCATGATTTGGTTCTTCAAGCCATCGGACAGGCTATCAAATACGGCTTGGTCAAACTTCTGCATATCAAACAGAAGTGTTGGGTTTACGCCACTAGGTAATCCAGCCTTAGCAACTACGGCTGGTACGGGCGTTACGGCTACCGCATCGGCATAGGTCTTTCCGTTGGATTCTCTATGCTGTACGGTAATCATGCACCATTTATCTAACAAATTTGTTAGGTCAAAGCCCCGCAACTCATCCTCGGTAAAGGATTTACCTCGCCAACTCTCCAAGTCCTTCCGTAATGAAGCCTTTTCGCCTAGCGATAGCGTGTAATTGCGGGTTTGGATTAGGGGCTTGCCGTCATCGGTTTTTAGGTCATCACCGTGCAATTCCCAAAAAAACTTTACTTTACGCAACATATTGACTTTGCCCATGTATTCGGACTTTTGCGTACCAAGGTCAATAATGCGGTATAAACGAGCCAAATGTGACCCAGTTGGTGCAATTTGAAATTCTTTCACGGGTGCGCTTCCTGTAACTATCATTGTTTTCCCCCAAAAATATTAGAAAAATCATCAGCAATAGCACTCAAAACGGGGTTAATCCTACCCTTTTTGGGCAAGCCGCAATGAAACCTAATTAAGTCAATTTCTGCCAATGTCAACATATCGCCATCTTCTGCTTTATCCAAAGCTATACAAAGTTTCTCTTGTTCAGCCATCATATCGTTATGTAATTCCTGTAAGTCATCCATAAGTTTCTCCATAAGTTAGCCTGAGTAGTCAGGTAACTTTACTATAAACCTTTTTTTACCCATGTGCAAGATTTGTTGTTAAAATATCCACTTAACCAATAAAATTACTTTTATGGACTTCAAACTTACACCCAAACAAATGATTCATTTATGCGGTGGCCCAGCCAAAATCGCCCGCAGATTCAAGGTTACAACCCAAGCTGTGCATCGTTGGCAAAACGAGGGATTACCCGCTAGTAAGCTGATGGAACTGGCAGCACAGATTGAACGGGAAAGTCATGGGCTAGTAACCCGCAAGGATATGTTTCCCCAGTCTTGGCATTTAATTTGGCCTGAACTTGCAGAAAGGCAAATTTAGGTTATACTGATGGGGCAGAGTGACATTTGCCTAGTATTACCTACCGCAGACCCCATAGGGTTGCTTTGAGTGTTTAGTAAATGGTTGGTAGGTCATTTATTAAGCAATGTCACCTTAGAGCAACCTTATGGGGTTTTTCTATTTCTGCCTTAGATGAAAGAGAAAACACCAGTTTTCTTAGGCGAGAATTGATGTTTTCTTTTTCTTCTTTGTTTTGGTCTTTCCTGAACTGACAGGG